CGCATTAAATTCATCTATCTTTTCAAGGAATATCTTGATTGTCTGTTCCACATCATGCCTACAATATTTTATTGTTTCCTCAATTTCAGCCTTGGTCAATTTTCTATTTATATCAAAAGGAACGCCTGTTTCCTTGATATTTGAACCAAGAAAACCTTCCATTGTTTTCAATCCAACTGGGGGGTTCGGCATAACATCGTAATTTGTCATCGGTACTTTGTTGAATACAGATGAAAACTGCCAACCTTCCCTATTTTCCAAAATTATCCAGTCATTGATTCTTTTGGGGTTCATTCCTAACAGTATGCCTTTCATAATGTACTGGTCATAATGCCTGTTATTAAAACCCACCCATATATTGCTTCTGTTTGCTTCATATAAGGCTTTTAATTCATCAGGGTTATTTACTATTACCTGTTCGGTTTTGTTGATAGCATCAATGAAAACTGCAAGCCAGTCCTCTTTGAATACCTCAAAATCATAAAATATCACTAAATGCCACCCCTTTTTGAAAATGGCGATGGAAGTGTAGCCTTACCACCGCCATATACTATTTTAGTTAAGACATCTTAACTATTCAACAAAATTTTTTACAGGTCAAACACTTCATTGATGCTGATAGGATTGAACGCTTTAGCGGCATAGGAAACTTCAACTTCAATGTTGTTCTGAATGGACTGGAACACATCAAGAATCTGTTCCGCAAAATCTGAATAGTTGACGAACTCAACAGGTTCTTCATCATCACCAAGCAGCTTGTTGACCCAAGTGCAGACAGACTTGATTGCCTTTCCGTCATTCCATGTTTCACTGGTCTTGTTGCCGCAAATCTTGCGGTTGAAGAAAATCATGCGGTTCTTCTGGTCTGTTTCCACGCTGTCACCATGCTTGTCAACACCTTCTTTAATCTTGCACTGAACTGAAAACATCGGCTTTTCATCCGTCTTGGTCAGCTTAATCTCCATCTTCTCAATGCTGACAATGTACTTGCCATCAGGGACATCCGCAAATTCCGTATCACCCGCTTCCTGATACTCTTTCTGTAATCCCTCTAAATCTACCTGTTCATCAAACTTGCTGAAATCTACTGCCATAATTTTTCACCTTTACCTTTCTTAAAAAATTGTTCTTTTTACTGATAAGACTGTTTTTAACAGTTCAAATGCCTGTTCTTCACTGAATCCGGCTGCAACATAGGAATCATAAATTTCCTTCTGTGATTTTACAATATCCTGAATCGGTGTTTTCTTTGGTGCTTCCGGGTTCGGTTTCTTCATTCCCGGTGTGATGCTCTGTCTAACCGCTGATGAAATTATTGCATCAAATATTTCATCAGGTAAACCAAATGGATTGTTCATTTTCGTGTACCCCTTTCTTAGCGTGTTCTTCTTGTTCTGCGTGTGCGTGTGGTCTGTTCAGGTTCGGTTTCCTCACTCTGAACTGATTCAGTATCAGCCTGTGTTTCCTGTGACTGTGGCTGTTCCTTACTTCTGCGGGTTCTTCTGCCCGGTTCAGGCGGGTTCATAGCACCTTCAAGCGGGTTCGGTACTTCCTTACCCTGTGCTAAAGCCTTTACACCTTCACCAAACTGTTCCTGTGTGATTTCTTCCAATACCTTTTTACCGTCAACTACAAGGTCAACACTGTCACCCTTATGTTTCATCAGATAATTACCGTCTGACGGTCTGTAAAAATAGGCATCCTTTTCAAGTACAACTGTCACGCTGTCTGTATTATCTTGCCAGTCACCTGACTGTTCAGCAGTCTGTTCAGCCTGTTTTCCCTTTCTTTCCTTGCGTGTACGCCTTGGCGGTGTTTCAAGTTCAGGCTGCGGGATGTTCTCTGTTGCCGCAACAGCTTCATCAAAAGGAATTTCTTCCCTGTTACCCGCTGCTTCTGCAATGGCATCATCACACTTTTTCATATAATCGTTGACTTTCTCTTTATTTTCAGCAACAACTTCATCATGAGTCTTTTTTTCGGTTTCAGCGGCTTTCTTTGAACCTCTTGCCCTTCTTCCATTGGTGTCAGGCTTTGCCACATCAGCCGCAACCGCTGCATCTTCCTGATTCATTTCAGCATCCGACTTGTATTCACCGACTTCATAGAAGTTGCGGATTTTGTCGGCTACATAGTTCAAATCATTGTCAATGGCATATGCCGGGAACATCCCCATAGGTGACTTTACTGTGTCCTTGCCGCTGTTCTGTGTGTAGAAGTAATATTTACCTTCATTCACACCTGTTCTAAGTACGATTGTGAAAAGTCCTTCAATGGTGATTTTTTCCCTTAACAGCTTACCAATCAACTTGATTGTGGTAACACCGTTTTCAAGGGTTTCTGTGTGGGTCATATATGCAACCACTACATCATCAGGTAATTCCTTGCAAACCTCGATGATTTCAAAGTAATTTGCACCAAAGTCATTCCACTTGTCCCAACCGCTTTCTTTGATGCGGTTCATGTACGGAACTGAAAGAATATACTGGAAGTCATCAACCACAAGCAACTTCTTCCCGGCTGCCGCCTGTTCCTTCATAAACTTACAAATCTTGCGTGATTCTGTTTCACTGTTCAGCATACTGAACTTACCTTTGAACGGTAACGGTTTACCAACAGGGTTTACAACCGCTGTTGTGTCCGGGTTGCAATTCCTCATACTGGTACTTTTACCAGTGCCGGATTCACCCATTACTAAAAGCATCTGTGCCATATTATTTCACCTGTCCTTTCTGTCTATCTGATTCAGTTATAAAAGCATCTGTAACAACCCTGTAACAACTTCCACATAAATCAATATGTTCAGGTCTGATTGTTCTATCATCTACATCCGGGTGATTTTCTGTAGGAAAATTTTTAACAGGCTTGATATAAATACGCTTGAAATTTTCAATACTTTCATCATTCGCCGGTTGATTACAACAATTACACTTTAATGTCATTGCAACCATTATTCATCACCACCTTCCCCTGTGCTGCCCTCTGTTACTCTGCTTGACCACAAATCAGCATAGTGCAGTATCAAATACAATGGGGTTTCATTTCCCTTTACACCATAGTTTGCTGTTTCATACAGTCCATCGTGAAATCTGATAGCAAATTCTTCATCTTCTGTCAGGTCAATGAAAAGTGTTGCCAACTTGATTGACCGGGTTGCATGGTCAATAGGAAGTAATGCCGGGTTACGCTTGTACGGTTTTGCTTCTGACCTCTTACCTGTTTTCAGGATGTTTTCAACATACATCTGCTTTCCATAATCGCCGCACTTCCCAAGGTCATGTAATGCAGCCGCAATAATAACTGAATCCCTGATTTCACCATACTTGACCTTGCCAAGAAGTGCATAACCAATGTTTTCCGCTGCCATCATTACATTTCTTGTGTGATGCACAAGACCAAATTCACAACAAAGGTGATTGCCACCGCTGCAAGGTGCTGAAAAGAATCCAATTTCTTCCATGTACTCAATCAGTCCTTCCATACCTTCACGCTTAGTTGCAAGCAAGCGGTCAACAACATACTTTTTGTTGTCAAGTTCCTTTGCACCTTCCACTTCCGGGACATCCGGCGTTTCTGTTGCCTGTACCTGTGCGGTTTCTTCTACTGCAACCGCTTCTTCTTTTTTCTTTGCCATTGCTAAAATCTCCTTTTCTGTTTAATTTTTTATGTGATTCCATTCTGTCAAGAACGGATAGACACCATATAAATTCACTGGTAATTCTCCCAGTTCCAAGTGTTCAATAAACTTCTGAAACTGTTCATAGTCCTTTGGATATAACAGGATTCCAACACCGCCCGCTTTTTCAATTTCTCTTAAATGATAAAGCTGCAAATCTGACGGTTTCCCATTCGGTGCTTTCAATTCAATCCCTAAAAACCAGCCTTGGAAGCAAACCAACAGGTCAGGTATTCCACTTTTTGTATAAGCAGCACCGCCCCAGTATTTCAGTACCCAAGCACCTTTGTCCTTCAGGAACTTTTTGACCTTGTTTTCAAAATTCTTTTCAGCCGCCATTTAATCACCTTCTAACTGTTCATTGAACTGTTCCTGAATGGTCAGGATGCCTTGGGTGTATGGTGTTTCAAAAACGCCCTTTTCCCATAAACAAGTAGCACCATCTTCCCCCATGTTGTACGCCATCAATACCAAATCAGCATCTTGGTATTTTTCAAACAGCTTTCTAAGTATGTAGCATCCCGCCCTTAGATTTTCGTATGGGTCAAGGAAGTCTGACAGTCCAAGGGTTTCTGTCAACCATTCGTGATTTACCTTGTTAATCTGCATATATCCATAGTCATTTGTTGTGCTGATAACCGTTGGGTCATAATTGCTTTCATACTGAATCAGTGACATAACAAGGGTAAAATCTATGTTGTACCCGGCACAAAGATAAAATAAAAATTCCTGTTGTTCATCCGGCATATCACAATCAAGCGGTACAAAGTCCAAATCATCCGCACCCCAGTCAAGTGATATTTCATGTGTAAAAATACGGTCATCATATGCACCATATACAAGGGTTTCTGTTTCCGACTGTTCACTTGTATGGGTTTCTTCTTTTTCTTCGCTCTTGACGGTTATATGAGTTTTCAGGGCATATCCTGACACACCGCCAACGATAAGACCAACCACAAGTGATACTGCAATCATCACCATGACCCTTTTTGCCATAGCCGCCTTTCTCAAATTCTTTGAATAGGTCTTAGTCTGCACATTCATCACCTTCTTCCTGTCTTTTTGCCCTTATAAGTCCGGGAATAATCAGCAACACCCCTGTCATTATTTCTTTCAAGTGTGCGTTCCAAGGTTCATACATTCCGATTTCATCCGCATAGTCCATTGCACCAACTGAACCGATTATCAGCATGAATCCGATAAATGCCGCTATTCCCAACAACCAGTTAAATATCTTTGAATAGTTCATCTGTCAATTCCTTTCCTTCTTGCAGTGCTGCAAGGTTCTTTTCCTCAATGCTACCTTTCACCAACAGATAATAATAAAAGCAAGGACTGCTTTGACCTATGCGGTGAATACGCTTCTTTGACTGTTCCCAAAGGTCACATGACCCTTTACCAAGCGGTAATGAAAAATAGACAATCTTGTTTGCCTTTTGGAAGTTGCCACCCATCGCACCCGCCTGATACTGAATGAATGTGATACTGTTATCACAATTTTCATAATTCAACAGTTGCCTTTGGTTTCCATTGATTACAGATTGTGGTCTACCAAGTTCATCTGCTATCTGTACCAGTTGAAGATATTCAGCGGTGAAATTATAGAAAACAATTAGCCTGTCCTCTGTTGACTGAACCAAGTCTTTGAACCCTTCCAGTTTTTCACTGTGATACTGACCGCAAAGCTGCCTTGCATATAAGGTCTTAGTCAGGGAATTATCACCGACAAGTTCAATATCATCATTCACCCTTAGATAACTGTTTTTAATGAAATACCTGTATTCCTTAGTAGCCTTGAACATAATCTTCTGTTCAATCTGTTCAGGAAGGTCAAGAACTTCACTGGTTTTCATAAATACCGCACCATACTGTGCCAGTTTCTTTTTCAGGTGTTCCACATTCTTATAACCAACAATCACTTCCTGTTTGAAATCACCGCTTTCAATCCATTTGGTTTCAACATAGCTTGACCAAAACGCCTTTTTGCTGATATTCCAACCAAGTAATTTGACCTGTGACCACAACCGTTCATACTTCCCGGCTGTCGGTGTACCTGAAAGCAATACAACACTTTCAGGACACATTTTCAGGATGAATTTTGACCGTTTGGCTGCTTCATTTTGAATAAGGCTTGATTCATCCAACATCAGGGTAAAATCTTTCAATTTCAGCAGCCAATCACGCCTGAAAGCAAGTTCATAATTGATGATGCCGACCACTTGAAGCTGTGGGTTATATAGTGTCTTGGTGTCAACCTTATTCCTGAAAGTAATTCCCTGACTTTTCTTTGTCAGGTTGAATACTTCATAATCAGGATAAAATTCTGTAAAGTGCTGCATCCAGTCATCAATCTTTGATTTCTGACATATAACAATGTTGACCGGGTTATTCAGTAAATACATTTTTTCACCGCCTACAAAGGTTTTGCCCAGTCCCATATCAAGGTAATAAGCAACCCTGTTAAACTGTTCAGTTTGGTTCAGCACCTTTTCCTGATGGGGCATAAGCTGCAAGTCATTCATCTACATTGATACCTGTGCATTTTCTAAATATTTCAGGGTCAAAGTTCGGAATTGCTCTGATGATGTCCTTCTGTCGGTCTGATAAGCTGCCCCACCATAACTGACCACATTCTGATTCATCAAGCACTTTCAGATAACCGCCTGTTGTTTCGTGTGTTGGATGCTTTGCCTTTTCTTCATCCGTCATATCATCTGACCAAATCCATTCAACAACATTCTTTGGTATCTGATTCAGTAAATACCTTGCATCTGACCGCAACCAATCATTAAATGACCAGTTGGAAGGTTTATTGAACAACATAATAGGCTGTTCTTCTGTCATAAAACATCCAGTGTTAAAAGATGAAAAGTTCCAGTCCCCGGTGTTCCTGTTCCCGGTGTTCCTGTTCCCGGTGTTCCTGTTCCCGGTGTTGCAGTCCCCGGTGTTCCTGTTCCCGGTGTTGCAGTCCCCGGTGTTGCAGTCCCCGGTGTTCCTGTTCCCGGTGTTGCAGTCCCCGGTGTTGCAGTCCC